GGGGTATACTTAGACCAATGCACCGAAGACACTCCAAGCGTTTGGAGTCGGTGTAGCCCTCTAATGAGGATATTGTAATGGCAGAGAAGTTTGAAAACAAGCCACGCCCGAAGCCACAAAAGGTGTTCGTGCAGTCGCTCAACAAGGTTGGTCAAGTCAAGCGTGTGGAACGCGATCCTGTGTGGGGTTCGCAATTTCTTGTCAGCGTCTATTCGCCTGAGTGGATCGGAGATACCGCTCCATATGAACATTTTTGGATTAAGGAGGCAGATGCCCTTCTTATGAAGGAGGAAATCTAATGTCGATTATTGATTTGATGGATACCGATCTACTTGCACTCGATCCTGCTGATCCTTTGAACTATCAAAATCCCGATGAGGATAATGATGAGTTTGAAGAAGATGAGGAGGATGATCTTCCTGAAGAGGAATCAGAGGACGATGATGAGTTTGAAGACGATGACGATGTTTGGTCTGATGACGATGAAGAAGATGATGAAGAAGATGATGACTTATAATTAATTTCCCCATTAACAAACGGTGATCGACCACCGTTTTCTTTTGGCCCCATAGATTAATTGGATAAATCGCTGCTCCTTCAAAGCAGAGACTACGGGTTCAATTCCCGTTGGGGCTACTTTCTGCTACAATCAAACACATGAATATATTCTACCTTGATCCCGATCCAAGTAAGTGCGCTCGTATGCACAACGATAAACATACAGTCAAGATGATTCTTGAATATACGCAAATGCTTTCTACTGCCCATCGTCTTCTTGATGGGAAAGAATCAATTGTAGTTATCAATAATCGAAAGCGTAAGCGTTGGTCTTTAGAAGATCCACGCATGAACACAAGTCTATTTCTTGCATCACATATCAATCATCCATCTGCGATATGGGCAAGAGAGACTGAAGATCAATATCTTTGGCTTTATCGATTACTCACCCATCTTTGTAAAGAATACACCCATCGCTATGGCAGGACTCATGCAGTAGTAAATCGGTGTTGGCAAGAACTACGGAATCCACCAAAGAATTTAAAAGGCAAAACAGGATTCCGAGAACCACCACAAGCAATGCCAATTGAATACAAAGTGGTAGGAGATTCTATCTCCGCATATCAGAAGTATTACATTGGCGGTAAAGCCAAACTAGCAAAGTGGACAAACCGAGCAACTCCTGATTGGTGGCTCCTAAATACTGTACCTACCAAGGAGGTACAGAATGCCATTCTATGATTACAAGTGTGGGGGGTGTGGACATACCTTCGAGGAAATGCTCCGTATTGCTGATATGGATAAACCGACAAAGAAGAAGTGTTCTTCTTGCGGAAAGAAAAAAGTTGAGATGGTTGTGGGTGCGCCAGCAGCGTGTGATCCTGTTCGTATATCAACAGTTAAACCTGACAAGGGTTGGCAAGAAGTGATGGCAAAGATCAAAGAAGCCCACCCTCGTAATGATATGAGTAAAAAAAGCAAACAAGACTGGATGCATTAATATGAATTTACCAAAACTACGATCTGTTGAAATCCCTGAACTCGGAAGATTCTATGAGTCTCCCACATCAGGTAATTGGTATCCGTCTGTAACTACCGTTACTGGATTCGAGAAGAAGGAGTTTTGGGCTAAGTGGCGAAGCGATCCCAAGAATATGGCGATCTCTCAGCAATCTATCTCCCGTGGAAACAAACTTCACGAAATCGCTGAGGCATATCTCAAACAAGATCACGCCATGATTAAGGCTGCACCTCTTGGAGACAAGACTCTGTTCATGCTTATCAAGAAAAACCTTGACAAGATTACAAACATTCATGGACAAGAACAGCCTTTGTGGTCAGATACTCTTCGGTTAGCAGGAAGATTTGACTGCATTGCTGATTATGATGGTGAGATTTCCATCATCGATTTCAAATCCTCTCGGAGAGAAAAACGAAAGTCTGACATTCAGAACTACTTTCAACAAGCGTGTGCATATGCTCATATGTGGTTGGAATGCACAGGTCAGAAAAAGTTACCACGAACAGTCATCCTTATTGCGTGTGATAGTGGCGTAGATCAAGAGTTTATCGAAGACTCCAAGAACGCCCGTGAAGGATTGAAGAATGCAATTGATCTCTATTGGTCACATACTAACTTTGAAGAACTACAAGAAAGAATAAAGAATGAACTTGCTAAAGAAACTATTGTTGTGGGTTAAGGGTTTATTTGTCAAGACTGAGGTAAAACCTATTGACTTAGATGATAAGACTCGTTATCATTGCATTCGTATCTTCCGCAAGGAAGGGGATGAGATTGTCATGCTCCTATCCGAAGAAGAGATTGAACGGGGTGTCTGCCGTGCCGTTCAAGATATAGGCGTAATCCCCTTTACGGAGTAAGCATGGGTTCTATTGTAAATATCACTCAGGACTTTGCAAAAGAAGTCGAAGAATTTGTCAAAATTCAAAAGGAACCATCATACATTGATGCCGTTATTTTCATCTGTGAAAAACACGGTGTCGAACCTGATACTGTTTCTAAACTGTTAAGTAAGCCAATCAAGGAACGCTTGAAGGTTGAGGGTCAGAGACTCAATCTTCTCAAGAAGGATTCTAAACTGCCGCTATGAATGGCTATGAAGCCTACAAAATCTATGTCTCCATGAAGGCTCACTTCAGAGGAGACAAGTATGATTTCTTTCGATATGGCAGAATTTCTCCAAAGGTTCAGACCTTTGAAAATAGAAAGGATCGCCACTTCTTCGATAAGTTAGCAAAGCGACATTGTACCGAAGAATCTATGATTCATTTCCTGTTATCGCAGATGCAGGAAAATCCTAATATGTGGATCGGTACAATGCTTGGCGAAGAGTCAAATCAAAGATTCTTAGAATGGCGAAAGCGTACTGAAAGATTGACTTATCAATTTGGAGAAGACATTAAGACGCTAGTTAAATATGCTTCTATTCATGAAGACTTCACTCCAAACACATGGAGTAAGTTGTTCGTTTGTGAAAACAATAACCATCCAAAGATAATGAAATTACTGATGCAGAAGAAGATCACACCAGAGACCTTCTGTGTTCTTGATAAACTACTATCGTTTACTAAAAATTGGAATTCACAATTAACAGGTGATCCTGTTTGGGAAGAAATGCGTGGACGCATGATAGGATATAGGGGGTTCCTCGAACACACAATAAATATTCAAACTCTAAAAGAAACTGTCAGAAAAATCTTGTGCGAAAACACTTGACCAATGACTAAATATCTGATACTATTCATACTTCACATACAAACTAACACATACGAAAGGACACAGAACATATGGGATTTTCAGATCTAAAGAAGAAGTCGAAGACAATGACCGAGCAACTCTCCAAAGAGATGGAGAAGTTGAACAGCAAGGGAGGCTATGAGAAGGACGAGCGTTTGTGGACGCTTGGGCGCGATAAGGCTGGCAATGGCTATGCCGTAATTCGCTTCCTTCCTGCAACAGAAGGCGAAGAGATTCCTTGGGTTCGTGTGTTCTCACATGGCTTCAAGGGTAAGGGAGGTTGGATGATCGAAAATTGTCCAACTACGATTGGCAAGAAGTGCCCTATCTGCGAAGGCAACAACGAATTGTGGAATAGCGGCATGGAGTCAGATAAGACCATTGCCCGTGATCGCAAGCGTAAGTTGACATACATCAGCAACATTTTGGTTGTCAAGGATCCTGCCAATCCTGATAACGAGGGCAAGACATTCATCTTCAAGTATGGTGCGAAGATCTTTGAGAAGATCAACGACAAGATGAATCCTAAGTTTGATGACGAAAAGTCCATCAATCCGTTTGACTTCTGGCAAGGCTGCAACTTCAAGTTGAAGGCTACAGTTGGAGACGGCGGTTATGTTAACTATGAGAAGAGTTCATTCGAACCTTCGTCTGCTCTTCTTGAAGGAGATGATGCTGAACTAGAGGCTCTGTGGAAGAAGGAGCATTCTCTTATTGCATTCGTTGCTCCTGATCAGTTCAAGGCTTACGATGAACTCAAGGATCGTATGCATACGGTTCTGTTCACCGAGGCTCCTGAAAAGAAGGCTGATGAAGAGCCTGTTCGTGAATCCCTGTCGCAGAAGTTTCAGAAGAGCAACAAGGCTACTGAAGAAGCGGTCAAGTCCACTTCCAAGAAGTCTGCTCCTAAGGCAGCGACAGAGGATGAGGGCGAGGACGATGCACTTGCCTACTTCCGTAAGTTAGCAGAAGATGATTGAGTAACATTCAAATCAGTTAGTAAAAACCGCCATCCGAAAGGGTGGCGGTTTTCTTTAATATCCAATCATAGAACGAGTAGAGTCTGCATGACGCACCGGAGTAGGAGAGAGAATAACAGTTGATCCTCCACCTCCACCACCGCTGACCACATTGTTTGTGGTTGGGGCATGAGTGACCTGCGTTATCACAGGTGAACTACCTCCCGCACCACCCGCAGCACCATTTCCTGCCTTCATTTGCTGGTACATATTTCGAGAATATTCTCCTGTAGGATCGGTTTGTTTCATGGATTCAGCAAATTTTCTTTCTCTTTCTTTTTGTTCACGGTGTTCTATCATCAACGGACTCAAAGTTTGCTTTCCCGCTTTAGAATTGTCAGAAGTTTTGGAAGAAACATCTGCTGCTTTCATTTCTGGATTATTACTTGCAAGTCCAAAAAAGCCAAGAACAGCATCAATCTTGCCAGACAAATAATCCCAAACTTGCTTTAATTTATCAAAGAATGCGTTTATAGGTTCTACTACAGGTGCCAATACTTCTGCAAGGGCATCTATAACAAAGTTCCAAGTATCGGTAACTTTTTGCCATCCTTCGTCTATGAGACCTTTCCACCAAAGTATTCCATATGCCAAAGCATCAACAACATCATTATATAAACCAACAACATAGTCCCATGCTCCTAAGATTTTATCTTTCCACCAAAGTATTCCATATGCTAGGGCATCAACAAGATTATTGTATAAACCTGTAAC